AAGTCCGCTATCAAACCGGCTTCATCGTTCGTGGTACGTATAGGCTTTTTAGATATGAACAGTTTTATGTCCTTATCTTTTTCGCCTTCAGGAAGTATTTCTAATTGAATAGGACTTGGTTGTTGAACACTGGCTAGGGTTTTAAAAGTAGATGTTGTTCCCTTTACATATAGTCCGTCAACATAAGCACCAGCAGAGGTTCTAATAACAGTTACTATTTGCGAGGTATCGCTGTCTAATGCTTCAGATACATTAATAACCATTACTCATCAACCTCGTATGTTATAGACTGTCTAAGGTGACCTGTATCAACAAGCGGATTACCTTCGCGGTATACCAACGGAGGAGCATTAATATCTGTTATCTTATCTTGTACGTCTGTTTGAACAGCTAGGCCAACAATTCCCAAGGCTTGTTTGGTATCCATATCACTTTTTATAACCTTATAACTAAGCTTACGGAATAAGGTTTTGTAGTCACGTTTCTTTTCAATGACCGTTGATCTAAGGAAGCTACGTTCAGGAACCCTACTGCTACCGAACTCATGGACCGTACCTACCATAATAACTGAGGTTCCATCTGGATAGTCGTTGGCACCTTGTGGTAAACCTACTTTAACCCCGTTTGGCCCTTTACCAAATGCCTTACCGATACGCTCTAGTTTTTTAAGCGCCTTTTCCGGGGTCCGTATTATTCTGGTTCTTGACCTCATAATTTATTAGCCACTAGCACACCCGCGAAACAAGCGTTACGGGTCATTAGGAATCTTTGGCCGTATACTGTACCCATGTAAAAGTCATCGCCGTCTGAGCGATCCTTGGTAGCTACAGCACGAGTAACAGAAACACCCCCTGCACTCTTGGAGCTTACCGGGCCAACCTTAACAGAACTGTCACCGGCTTCACTGGCTTCCCCAGACACCAGCAAATGAGCAGCAAGATGAGCTTGGGCATAATCGTACTTGCCTGACCAGCGTTTCTCATCAGCGCCCATGTAAACCAACTGAGCGTCCTCTATAAAGATCTCAATACGAGCATCAGGGTAAACGGTATCATCGGTAAACTCAGGGAAACGCGCTCTAAACTTATCAACGGTAATAGCCATCATATTCCCCTAGTAGCTTGATATATGATAATGGCTGCTAGTATGCTACTGGTCCACATAAGTACCCCTTTACCTATATCCTTATGACCTCTATTTACATTACTTGTATCTTCAAGATCCCCTATTTTACCTCTAAGGATATCTATGGTATCGGAGTTGGCTTTAAGAGTACTTATGATCATATCAGGATTGTGCTCAGCTTGCCACATTTCAACCTTCTTTATACGCTCATCTCCGCTATCTAATCGCTTACCGAACCTAGCCATAACCTGCTCATGCTTATCAACTCTTTCTTCTAATCTTATAACCTTTTCAAGCTTACCTTCTATGCCGGATAACCTTTTCTCTATGGTCTCCAAAACTCTCCATGATCTCATGTTGTTGACTTCGTCAGACACAATAATTACCCGGCATGTTATTTGAGTTAATGGTGTATTCTTTATAACCTTACTTTAGATTATAAAGAATAGCCCCTGTTACCAAGGGCTACTCCGTTACTTACTTCTTATCTTTAGGCATTGCCTGAGACTTGGACTTTGACTTAGAAACTTCGCTTTCAAGTTCTTGGTCGTCCTGAGTCTTACCAAAAGTCAGCTTACCTTGTTCTTTTAGTTCACTTACATAAGCATCTACTTCCTTGCCGTCTTTGCTTACAAAGCTTTCCCAGTGCTTGTCATCCACTACGTTAAAACCTGGGACGATTCGAACGGTAACTCGTTCTCCTGCTTTGCTAAGGATTTTCAAGTTGAACTGTCGCTGAGTGTTATTAATTAGCCCGGCCATGATATCAAATTCCTGTAGCGATTGCGAGTGACAGCGGGTAATAGATGTTAAGACCCGCCAAACGGTTACGACCAGGAACAACAAACTCAAGGTTCTTTTGCTGAACCGGCATCATCTCAAGCTCAACTGGAATTTCCAATTGCAGCTTATCCGGGTTACGGTCGTATGCAACCATTGCATCAGTTGATAGGTTGGGGTTAAGGTCGGCTGAACATTCGTTAACTGGAATGATATCATCCACACTGTTCAGGTACGGGCTGTTCTGTACCAAGTACATGAGGATTGTAGTATCGCTGTTAGCACTACGAGGAGTAGAGCTGATATAAGACCACTGAGCAGGAGGTAGCATCAGCGTATTACCGCGCTCAACCATTTTGGTAGTCTCAAAGATGTCGGCGAACAAGTCGTTAACATCAAACAGGATTTCGTCTGGTGTCTTGGTTGTCCATGGCTTAGTACCAGCAGCACCGTCCACAACAGCGCCGGTAGGAATGTTAGGGTGATCAAACAAACCCGGCAAACCGCTGGCGGCATCACCAAAGAACGCCACATCGTTAACCTTCTGCTCTACAGATCGCATAGCAGCGTTTGCACGACGTTGATCCAAAGCTGCACCAGTTAGCTGCGAAGCTTGGATCTCGTCCAAGTTATAGCCGTAAGAGATACCTACAGACCGAACCGGAATGGTTGTTTCTTTACCGGCAACGTCTGCACGAGGCAAGTCGTCAGCATAGGCTTGGATAATCTTAGCCGCGCCTACTTGATCATAAGTACGGTAAGTGATTGAAGTAACACCCGGACCACCTTCGTTGGAAACGGGGAAAAGGCTACGCCCCTGAAGTTCAGGGTACTGAACATCATAGCTACGTGCTTTAATGTGCTCCAACTGGCGCTGGAAGAAGAACGCGCCGTCAGCATCCAGGATACCGTTGTTAATAGCTTGACTAATAGCACCGTCAAGTGTGGTTTTGGTCGGCCCTTGTACAACGGCATAATGTGCGCCGTCAAACTGTACAATGGAGCCGTCACGGAGTTTCAATTGCTTCATTTTATTGCTCCTTATGAGCCAGCGGTTACGGCGGAAGTTGAAAGACGTACTACAGCCAGCTCACCAGCTACGGCGGTAGTTTCCCAAGAGGCACCATCAAGGCTAGTACTACCAGCACCAGCAGCGCCGGAGTCCAGAACACCTGTGCCGTCGGCATAATTAACAGCGTCACCGGGTACACATCCAGTAGGGCATACTGCCCAAATATAACCGCTACGCATTACACCGGCTGTTTCTTTGGCATTCCATTGGATAGCACCAGCAGTTCCGCCTTCTTTTTCAAGTGAGCGAATGGTAATACCCAGGAAGTCGGCGGAAGCAGCGGGAACAATTTGCTTGTCGGCATCTGTTCCGCGAGTTACTGCAACACCAAACGCAATACCACCGGCTGTTTCTACCGCACGAGATACGATGTCATGAGGCGCTTGAGCGTAAATAAGACCGGCGTAAGCCTTGTCTTGACGGATATCATAAGAAGTTTGTGCGCTCATTATTTAGCACCTCCTTTCCAAAGGTTACGGTTCCGCTCGAGCATTTTATCACGGGCGATAATATGAACCGGGCGATTGTCTTCAACTTTGCTGTCTTCGGTTGTAACTTCCTGACGGAAAGCATTGTCTAGGTCGTTAGTACCTTGTACGGATTCGGCCAGGATATCAAAACGGGCTTGGATGTAATCTGTAGAAACAGAGTCCATCTGCACGTTTGCACACTTAGCCGCGACCGCCTCTTTCATCAAACTGGCGTTGTCCTTACCTTCCCATTCAACTTCGGGTAGGATCTTACGAACCTTATCAACCAGTTCAGTACGCGCTGCAACCAGCTTGTCCAGGGCGTCAGCCGTTGGAACCTTGCTTGTTGCGTCGTCAAGTTTGGCCTTCAAAGAATCTTCGGTTTTCTCAGCCGCTTTTTTGGCCTCTTCCGCTTCATCTTCTTTAGCTTTCTTCTCTTTCTCAATTTCTTCGGCTGACATTTCAGCATCCGACAAGCGAGTGTGCAGTTTACCAACCGCTTGAGCCGCCTGATCGGATACTTCGTAGTCAACCCCATAAATGGTAATTTTAGCCATTTTGGGTATGTCTCCTAGGTTAGGAAGTTGGTCGGCTACTCTACAATCTCTTCCAGCGCGACCACGCTCTACAATAGCAATGTGATTGCCTTTTATATTCCTCTGAACGGCATCATATTGTTCACCGTCCTGAGAAACACCGGGAGTCCAGTCTATATCTGCTGTATAGCCGTTGGACAATTCTACTTTGCCGCTCTCTACATCTTCTATAGCTTTAGCGTCAATAATAAATAAGTCTGTTTTTGAAAAGGAACCATCGCGCGTAACGGCTGGTCCAGCATGGCCAACCGAGTATTCTTTAGCGTTAGTGGAATCAACAAGCACAGGGGGATGGCCGTTAGTCATAGGCTTGTTACTGAATGAGCTTAAAGATAAGTCTGAGAACACTTCTTCCTCAGGCCGATATACCCTAATAATATCATCGGGCTGGCGGTCTTCAGCGCCCATCTCACCAGCTAGATACTCTTGTATACCAATGCGAGATATCCTTGCTGGTACAACAAGAAATCCTTCATCGGTATACTTACGTTCTGAGTTTATATCCAGTCTGTCTTTGAGAAACATCTGTTACCGCCTTCTGGGTTTAGACTATAATACTTCATATTCTAATAAAAATAAACACCTTGGTACAATACAGCCTCCAAACTACACTTTAATTATCGATTGCGCTACGCAACGGCACTGAATGTCCTGTCCAGGATGTCCTGTGTCTTTTGGTGGATCATCCCATCGGAATGTTTTACCGTTCTTACTTTTGTGGCTATCTCTTACTCTTTCGTCACCTGCTGTACGCCATATATATTCCTCAACTCCCAGGTTCTGTGATCGTTGCTGGTTAAGCGCGGAGTTTAGCTTAGATGTCTGATCACGCGCTATTAACCTAGCCCTTTTCTCTGTACTGTGACCTAACTTGGTTATCTGTTTAATCATTGAGGTAGCATCGCGACCCTGCACTGTACCCCTGAAAACAATACCTTCTATCTGCTTAAAATACTCCTCAGGTATTGTCTTTATCAATGCCACATTCTCTTTGGTTGTGGAGTACATTATATCCTCCAAACCTTCGTTCTGTAGTACGTTGTTCAGGTTGACTCCAATAGCGTTTTCCATTGCCTTGTAAAACCGCTGTTTGTTAGCCTGATCAACTCCCTCAGCAAACCCGGCGCTCACTATAGCAGCGTTGCGACCAATGTCCACATAGTTGCGCTTTATGTTCTCAAACACCTGCTCTAAGGTCTTAGCATAGGCGTCATTAACATACTCCGGCTGTAAGCGTCTAAGAACAGGTATCAGTTGTTCGTTTATGTCTGTTCTTAGGCGCTTAGCTATACCCTGTAACCACTTACGATATTTCACCTCCGGACCCTTGGGGTTCCTCACTGGATTCGCTTTCTTCTTCTTCTCCAGCCTGTTCTTCTTGTTCGTTTCCAAGTTCAAGCTCGTTGGTATCGGGTTCAAAGCCATTAGTGTATTCCTCTAACTCATCAATATGTTCGTCGGTTAGGTTAGTATAAGTTGAATTCTGCTTTAGCTCTTTAGCTATGGTATACTCTGGGACAACACCTTTGTCCAAGTATATCTGGTCACGCTGAGCAATAATAAAGTCCGTATCGGCTTGCTCTTTAGGTGTCATCTGGAACAATGAATTAAACCTATAATCCAGGTCGGCTTCGTCAGGTATACCAAGGCTCTTCGCCATTATAATATCAAAGAAGTCCAGCTTAGGCTTATAGTCCTTGGACTGCTTGGAACGTATAACGTCGTAGTAGTTTTTCATGTCGCCTTCGCCGGTCGCGTTTAAGCCGCTTGCGGAGCTACCTAACAGCCGCGTAGCAGGTACGTCACTAGCACCCGCTAGGAACAAAGCATGAGCATTAAGGAGGTCTGGGATGCTAGCAAAACTGTTCTGCTTCTTATCATACTTTTCATCAACATCTAGCACTAGCATATTGTTGAAGCTTTTCATCATATCTGCTAATGTAAACCGTTTCTGTAACAGCGATGTTCCTTCAGCAGTCTGTAGATAACCCATTAGGTTCTTAACCTGCATCACATCTACGTTACTCTCATACACCATACTAGCGGAACCCGCTGCAATGGTATTGAAGTTAGTGAGCGCTTCATATATGCGATCTAGCACCGAATCAGACATATAGTTGTTACGCTTAAACTCATCAAACGGCAACTTAACTGCGTCAAACCTTATTACCCGAGTATGGTGTATCTTAACGTTAGTGTTAACAAAGCGATAATAAACTGGCATACCGTAATTCGGGTCTAACGGGTTTTCAATTGGTTGCAGGTCGGCTCGGTCTATACGATGGCGGTCAACAACTTTAATATGTTTCAACCCACCTTTCCTAACCCGGTTAAGGTTTAGCGGTTGGTCTACAGGTTGGCCGTCATCAACATTAATAACAATAAACGAGGTTCCGTAAAGCCGCGCCCATTTATGAGCCTGATTAAACGCATCGGCCAAACCAAGACGCTCTTCCTCTTCTACCAATGCACCAACGGTTTCGGGTTCAATGTCCCCGCTAAAGTAGCGCCATTCCCGGGTCATGTCATCAGGTATAATGTCTACTACTTTACCGGCTAACCAGTCTGTACGGTAAAGGGCGTTTAACTCAACTTGATTACCATCTGCTGATAGCCGCTTAGAGTTAACAAAAGTAGAGTGAGACCGCTTGTCTTGGTTAGTACCAAGCTCGGCTACTAGGTTCTCTAGACTGTCTTTTAATGCTGTTTGGTCAGAGTCCATTATATGGGCCTCCTCATATGTATTTTTATCCACTGTGTTCTCCTAACTTAGTTAAGGTTACATTTGTTACATTGAAACGCATTGGCTTTTAATGTGTGTAAAATTTTAAGCAAATTTTCCTTTATGCATTACCCAACTATCAACTATATAACAAATGTAACCTTGAGTAATTTACATTGATCTTTTACTGCTAAACTCTCATGAACCGATTGCGTTAGAACTATACAACATATCCTCAAAGACAATTAAGTCTTCAACAGCATCCATCGTGGGATCTATTTGATCGTCGTGCTTATGTGTCATGAGCGGAGTAAATTTACGGAACTCCTCTTTATAATCGCTTATCCAGTCCACATCAAGAGGTAGGAATATATAACCGCTGGCAAAGTACTTAACGACACCCATTGCCCTAAACACTTTGTCTGTATTACGTTGAATAGACTCTATGGGTATCATATAGTTCTTCTTGATAGACTGTATAAGAGAAGACCCAGAGCTCTTGTCCTCTATCTTAACTAGGCTTGCTCCTAGAGGCTTGTATAAAGTAGGCTTCCACTTGTTCCAGAACTCAACCAGCTTAGACTCTAATTCAGGGGCTTCCCATTTACCCCTTATTTGATCTAATAAGTAAATACCCTGATTAGGGACTCTACCCCAACATTGAAACACGCTGTAGTCGTTATGCTCTCTGGTCTTTTGCGCTGTGTCGCCGTAGATACGTATCATGTCCATACCGGCTGGCACAACCTCATAGTTACGCCAATACTTGTCTTTAAACATGCCGCCGCCAGCGGGTGAGGGGTTTTGCTGCATCTGGCTAGAGGTAGTATAGGGGTCACCGGACTCTAATGTTTTATATTGCTCTAGGGTATGTTTAAACGGCCAAAGCATACCGCCAATAGGTACGCTGGTTGGCACAATACCTATCATGTCGTCTCTGCTAAAAAGCATAAGGCTTGCCGCCGTTGAGAGCCGCCAGAATGCCGTTTAGGCTTATGGGAATACCGTGGGTATAGTCTTTAGGGTAAGGCTTGTTAAGCGCCTCCTCAGAGAGGAAAGTAGGAATTACGAGGTGATGCCAATGGTCGCCCGAACCACCTTTAAGCAGAAACCCGGTAAGGTCGTCTTCGTGTATCCGCTGCATGATGTTAATCATAGGGACGCTCTCTACTGCTAACCGTGACCGCATTGTGTTACTGAAGCGGTTGTTAATAGCATTACGCTTTACGTTACTGTAGGCATCGTCAGGCTTGACTGGGTCATCGTTTATAAATGCACCTGTAAAGCCAGATTCCATTCGCCCTGCACGGAACCCGGTAATCTGACCTCCGCTGGCGGTTGCCATCATGCCGCCGCCTAGCTCAGTGAACCAGCGCTTCTTACCTTTTGTGTCAGTACGAGTTTGCATAGGCCATAACTCTTGAAACTCAGGAGTCTGTACTGTTTGCTTTATCTTAGACGAGTTCTCCTGTGCCAAGTCCCCGGAGTAAGAGGTATGTATATACTTAGATCTAGGGTTTAATGCGATACCCCGACTTATAAAGTTGAGAACCGCTTGTTCCGTTTTGGTATAACCCGGAGCTATGTTGATTATAAGGCGATCTATCTTACAGTCAAATACCGCTTGCAGGACATACTCAATGGCGTAATGGTGCCAGTTCCG